GCTCTCTTTTTATATGCGCGAAATTACGAGTTCGGCCTAGACCTGGAGGTTTTGCGAATGCCAGCAGGCAGACCCCCAAAACCATCTGAGGTCAAGCGAGCCACCGGGAACCCTGGTCGCCGCCCTCTTCCTGAACTTGCCGTCGTCACCGCCTTGCCTATGGCTCACAAGATTCCTGAGCCTCCAGCGAGCCTCGGAGCTGAAGGCTTGAAGTTATGGAACGCAGCATGGGATGCCGCGATCACTTGGCTCTCGCCAGCTTCAGACTTCCGAGCGATTGAAAACGCCGCGAGTCTTGCCGATGATCTTGCAGCAGCTCGCGCCAAGTATCGTGCTACCCTTGAAGCGGCAGATGGGCGACTGCTAGTTCATCTCAACAAATCTTTCGTTGACGCATTGTCGGCGCTTGGGTTTGATCCAGTTTCACGCACTCGCCTTGGCGTGGCCGAAGTGAAAAGGGTGTCTGCTCTTGACGAACTCCTCGCAAAGAGGCAAGCAAAACAAAATTGAAGGCTGGCCTCCTCGGTGGCTGACCGAAGTTCCGCAAGCGGATTTGAAACGCTCTCGCGGTGACGACATCGTTGATTTTGCTGAAGCGCTCTGCAAAATAACAAAAGACTCAATCGCTGGCGCTGCTGGCGAACCTCTTGAATTCCGAGGCTGGCAACGAGAACTTACTCGCCAGCTCTTCGCGGTCAAACCCGACGGAACTTTCCGACACAAGGTCGCCTTGATCGGTCTTCCTCGCAAGAATGGAAAGTCTGCCTGGCTTTCAGCGGTTGCCCTTGAATCTTTGGTTCTCGGTGCAACTGGCGGTGAAGTCTATTCGTGCGCTGCTGAAAAGGAACAGGCCAAGATCGTTTTCGGAACAGCGAAGCGCATGGTCGAGATGCATCCTGAACTTTCCGAACTCTTAGATGTCTATAAGGATGCAATCTATAATCCGAAGACTGGAAGCGTTTATCGCGCCCTATCATCGGAAGCCTTCTCCAAAGAAGGTCTATCGCCAACCTTCATCGCCTTTGACGAGTTACACGCGCAACCTAATCGCGAACTCTTCGATGTTATGTCACTCGCGATGGGCGCTCGCGTAGAGCCAATGCTCGTTGCGATTACAACTGCTGGAGTCAAGACAGATACAAGCGGCAGAGATTCGATCTGCTATTCGCTCTACGAGTATGGCAAGCGCGTTGCCAGCGGCGAAGTTGACGATCCTTCATTCTTCTTTTCGTGGTGGGAGCCAACTCTTCCGGATGCTGATTACCGGAACGAGAGAGTGTGGCGCGAAGCCAACCCAGGCTTTGACGACATTGTTGCCTCGGGCGATTTCAGTTCCGCAATCTTGAGAACTCCCGAAGCGGAATTCAAGACCAAGCGTTTGAACATTTGGACTTCAACATCTGATGCGTGGCTTCCTCACGGAAGTTGGGATTCACTCGCTGACGATCATCCGATTCAAGATGGCGCTCAAGTTGTCCTCGGCTTTGACGGTTCCTTCAACGGCGACTGCACCGCAATCGTTGCCATCGAAGTTGGCGAGAATCCCCACATCACGCCAGTTCAGGTTTGGGAAAAACCCGAAGAGGCTGACGCTTCTTGGCAGGTTCCTGTTCTCGAAGTTGAAGAAGCAATCCGAAACGCTTGCAAGAGATGGCAAGTTGTTGAGATCGCTTGCGACCCTTATCGATGGGCAAGAACTTTCCAAATCCTTGACGATGAAGGTCTGCCAGTTGTTACCTTTCCGCAGACTGCATCTCGTATGACCCCAGCGACAACTCGCTTCTTTGAGGCAGTTGTCAATCAGCAAATAACTCACAACGGCGATCCGCGCCTCTCTCGCCACATCGCGAACGCAACACTTCGAGTCGATCAGCGCGGTTCGCGGTTGGCAAAAGAGAAACGCGGTTCATCCAGGCGCATTGACTTGGCAGTTGCTTCAGTCATGGCATTGGAACGCGCCTCATGGTGGCATTCACAAGGTGGGAACATCCCACAAATTTTCGATCCTTGGTCGATGACAGATCAGCAGGAGGTTCCTAGTGTTTGGGATAATCACGACGGTAATTGAAACCATCGGCGCACTTCTTATCGCAACAGGTGTCGCATTATGTTTCGGTCTCGGCGCTGGTCTCATCGCAGCAGGTGTCTTGGCAATCGCAGGAAGTTTTCTTGCAACTAGAGCAATGGAGGGAGTAGCTGAATGAGTATTTTCACTCGAGGCTCAACAGTCGGCCGCTACCCACAGTTCAATAACTATGTTTCCCCACTAAGCCAACTCTACGGTCAGACTTCGATGACCTCGGCTGCTGGCGAGCGCATCGATGAATGGACTTCTCTCGGAGTCTCAGTTGTCCTTGGTTGCGTCAGCCTCTTGGCTGATTCCGTTGCCTCAATGCCTTTGCGTTGTTACAGCATCACCAAAGATGGCCAGCGCGTTATGCGCCCACTTCCGGATGTTCTTGCCGATCCTGATCCTGAGTCAAACACATACGAATTGATTCATCAGATCATGGCTTCTCTTGCCTTGCATGGAAATGCTTATGTCAAGATTGACCGCGATCGTTCAGGAAATATGATCGGCCTCGTTCCATTGCATCCATATCAGATGCAGGTTCTCCCAACTGGAGATATGACAGGCCGTCGCTATCTCCATCTTGGCAACGAGATGAATCGCGAGGATATGCTTCATCTTCGCTGGTTCACTCCTCCACAATCTTTGGTGGGTATCTCACCACTCAATCAGAGCCGCAACCTTGTCGGTCTTGCAATCGCAATGGATCGCCACTTGGCGCAGTTCTATGGCGAGGGTGCAACTCCTTCATCGATCTTGATGACAGATCAGAAGCTCACACTCGATCAGGCTCGCATCATCCAAGGCACATGGGAAGCAACCCACAAGCGCCACCGTCGCCCTGCTGTTCTCTCTGATGGCTTGAAGTGGCAACCAATCACCACATCGGCTGCCGATCAGCAAATGATTCAGACTCGCGAACAGATCATCCGCGACATTTCTCGTATCTTCCGCGTTCCATCACACTTGATCGGCGCGATGGGCGATAATCAGACTTATCAGAATGTTGAACAAGCATCACTCAACTTCTTGACTCACACAATCGCTCCTTGGATTCGTCGCCTTGAAACCGCGATCTCAACAATCCTTGATCCAGGCGATGATGTTGCCTTTGATACTTCGACACTCCTTCGCACCGATGCGCTTACACGCGCCAAGGTCAATGAGTTGAATATCAAGATGGGCGCTCGTACTCCAAACGAAGTTCGCCAAATTGAAGGTATGGAACCTTATGTCGGTGGAGATGTCTTCAACCAGGCAATTCAAGGAACCCTCACCGCAGGCGGCGATTTCCCTTCTCTCGGAACTGACGCTGATCCTTCAGCGCCAACGATGGGAGTTCTTGAATAATGGAACACATTCTTATGGTGCTATTGGCCAAGATCAATGAAATAGCAGCATGGTGGAATTCCTTCGCCCTTCAACTATTGAAATTGATCAGAGGTGGCAAGTAATGGCTGAAACTTATCGACCACCCAAGGGGGTTCAGGATGAAGCGAAAAGAGCTTTGGCTTGGATTGCTGACGGTAACGCTGGTAGTGGCTTTACATCGGTGGGCAAAAAAAGAGCAGAAGACTTGGCTCGAGGATCGGCACTAAGCGCACAAACAATTTTGAGAATGTATTCATTCTTCAAGAGACATGAAGTTGACAAGCAAGCGCAAGGATTCAATTCGGGTGAAGATGGTTTCCCATCACCGGGTCGAGTTGCATGGTCTGCATGGGGTGGCGATGCTGGATTTTCTTGGTCAACAAAAATTCGCAATCAAATATCAAAGAGCGCTCGTGCGCTTTCCTTGATGGCATCCGAGGAGGGTGACATGGCAGACATGAATCAAGTTCCTGATCTCAATGAGGAACTGACTGAACTTCTTTCAGATGTCGTGAGTTTCTACTTCCGCGCTCATGGAGCGCATTGGAATGTGGTCGGAGCAGACTTCAGCGAATATCACAAACTCTTCCAAAAGATTTATGAGGATGTTTATGAGTCGATTGATCCAATCGCGGAGAACCTTCGCAAGTTAGGTTCAAAGGCTCCATTCACACTCACAGACTTTTTGGCAACTCGCACCATCGATGATGCTCCAGCAGTATCACAAGACCCACGCGCCTTGGCGATGGATTTGCTTCAAGCAAATGATCCACTCCTTGATGAGCTTTCAGATGCCTTCGATTGCGCCACGAACTATGGCCAACAAGGTGTCGCCAACTTCCTCGCAGGTCGTATCGACCAGCACCAATTTTGGAAGTGGCAGTTGACCGCTTCTCTTGGCCTTGAGGTTACTCAACCTGCAACCGATCCAGTCGATGCCCAGGGTGTCGATGAAGATGATGTTCAAGAAGAGACTGATGGCGCTTATATGCCAATGCCGATCATGGGTCGCTCTGAAGATTCTGATGAACTAGAAGATCGCGCCGCTGCTCATCGTTTGGGTGAAGGAACTTTCGTTTCTTGGAACACTTCAAATGGTCGCGCTCGCGGAAAGATCGAGAAGGTCATCACAAAGGGTCAGGCAACCTCATCAGATGGTTTCAATATCGAAGCCACTCCCGATCAGCCAGCCTACTCAGTTCGCATTTATCACGAACAGGGGAATGGTTGGATTCCAACCGATACAGTCACAGTTCATCGTGGGGATTACCTAACCATCACTAGCGCTCTCGCAGCGCCTCGTTCGGAGGATACATCTATGATTGAAGAGCGCAAGACTGCAATCCGTACAGCAGAGCGCATCACAATGGCTGCTGAAGTTCGCGCCATTGCAACTGAAGATGGTTCATTGAAGATCGGTGGCTACGCCGCAACTTTCAACAATGAAGCAACTGGTCTCAACTTCCGAGAAGTAATCGCACCGGGAGCCTTCAAGCGCACCCTCGCAACTGACAACCCAGTCTTCCTTCTCATCAACCACGACACAGAATCTCTTCCATTGGCATCAACACAGTCAGGAACAATGAGCCTTCGCGAAGATCAAACTGGTCTTTACATGGAGGCAACCCTTGATCCTAAGAATCCTCGCGCTGCTGAACTCGCATCAGCACTCGAGCGCGGAGATGTTGACAAGATGTCATTCGCTTTCACCGTTGCATCCGGTGGAGAGGATCGCTCGGAAGGTCTTCGCACACTTACCGACCTCGATCTTTTCGAAGTCTCAGTTGTGACATGGCCTGCCTACGACGCAACAAGCGTCGGAATGCGTTCGGCAGATAACGAAGACTTGAACCTTCGCAAGCGCAAGTTGGCGCTCAAGTTCAAACAGTATTCGCTGACAAAATAGTCAAGCGATTGCCCTCGGCGCTTCTGCCCCGACGGTTCCAATTCATCCAATCCTGAGAGGAGACATCATGTCTCTAGTATCAAAGCTCACGGAAACTCGCGATGGCCTAGTTGCAGAAGTAGAAGCGGCACTCGCTTCTGAAGATGTAACTGCTGAAGCTCTCGACGCAGTAACCGACAAGCAAGCAGAAATCGAGAAGGTTGACGAGCGCATCGCTACCGTAAAGGCAGCAGAGGCTCGCTCAGCAGCACTCGCAGAATCACGCAAGGAAGCTGGAGTCAAGACTTTCGGTGGCGCAGTTGTCACAAAGGAAGCAATGACCTACGACCGCGATGGAAAGAACTCTTTCGTTCGCGACATGATCGGCGCACAGCTTCGCAACGATCGCGCTTCATGGGAGCGCCTCAACCGTCACCAGCAGGAAGTCGCAGTTGAAACTCGCGACATCTCACGCACCGACGGCGCTGGTGGAGACTTCGTTCCACCTATCTACCTCATCAACGAATACGCAGAGTTCGCTCGTGCAGCTCGTGTAACTGCTGATCTCGTCACCAACATGGCTTTGCCTGCTGGAACTGACTCAATCAACATTCCACAGATCACAACTGGTACTCTCGCAGCATTCCAGTCTGCTGATAACTCAGCCACAACAACTCGCGACATGGTTTCATCAACTGTCACAGCGCCAGTTCGTACAATCTCAGGTTACGAGAATGTATCGATCCAGCTCGTTGAGCAGTCACCACTTTCAGGCGGTCTCGATCGTCTCGTCTTCGGTGATCTCATGGCTGATTACGCTCTCCAGTTGAACACCGCAGTTGTCGGTGCTGGCGATGGAACATCAGGCGCTCTCAAGGGTCTCATCACTCTTGGCGCAGATACCACAAACGGCATCCCAACAACATGGACTGAAACAACTCCATCTGCTGTCAACGGCGCAATCGCAATCGCTAAGGCGATTTCAAAGGTTGTCACAAACCGTTACAAGCAGGCTGAAGCAATCGTCATGCACCCTTCAATGTGGTACTGGTTCGCTTCACAGGTTGATGGTTCAAACCGCCCACTCGTAGTTCCAGTTACCGGTGCTTCACAGGCATTCAACGCCGCTGGTACAGTTACAAATCCAGGCGCTCCAGCAGGTCTTGTTGGAACAATCCAGGGTGTACCTGTCTTCCTCGACGCAACATTGCCAAAGAACTACGGCGCAACAACAAACTACTCACCAATCCTCGTCGGTAAGTTCTCAGATTCTTACCTCTTCGAGTCAGGCGTGAAGACACGCGTTCTTCCTGATGTCCTCTCAGCGAATCTTTCCGTTCGCTTCCAGGTCTACGGTTACGCAGCTCTTGCACACCGTTTCAACAAGTCAGTTTCTACAATTTCAGGAACTGGAACTGTTGCACCTTCAGGCTACTAATAGCTTGAGCCTTGTCGCTGATCCTGCCTTCGGGTAGGGTCAGCGCCTCGGCGCTACACAATTCCACAGGGGGAATTTATGAAATCTTTATTCTTAGAAGGTCTTCAATCTGCTCGCGAGATAGTGCAGAACAAAGGCATCGCTCATCTTGATTCAATCATCGCTGAACTTGAGGCTGGCTCTATTGAGACAACCGCAATCAGTTTGGAAGTTGAAACTCGATGAGAGCAAAAGACAAAATTTGCATTGGGATGGTCAATAACGGAACCATCGACTCACTCCTTGCAATGGATTTGATCCATGTTGCAAAGGAAAAGGATGGTCATTTCGACCACATGGTTCAGGTCGGCAATGTCGGCTTGACGACACGATCACGCAATGTCGTGGTCAAAACATTTTTAGAGACAACAGATGCCGCTTGGCTTTTGATGATCGATTCTGATGAGCGCCTCTCACTTGATACTTGGCACAAGTTGATCGACTCGGCTCACGATAAAGATCGACCAATCGTTTCAGGTTTGGTCTTCGCAGCATTCTTTGATGGTGAAGATGCTCTTAGACCAGTTCCAACCATTTACACAATGGACTTGGAAAAAGGATTACAACCGATTGACGGTTATCCGGAGAATCAACTCATTGAAGTTGATGCGGTCGGAACTGGTTGTATCCTGATTCATCGAAGCGTTCTTCTCGATATGCAAAAGCAAGCCACTCCCAATCAGGGCAAGAATTGGGCATGGTTCGTCGAAGGCGCAATCGATGGAACTTACTTTGGAGAGGATTTGCTCTTTTCCAAACGCCTCAAGTCAATGGGGTACAAAATCCACGCCCACACAGGCGCGATACTCCCTCATCACAAACAGTTTTGGTTGGATGAACGGCATCACTCACCGATGCGCGATCATGCAATCCAACAAGCCAAAGCATGAGGATTGGCTTGACCCCTGCAAGACAATCCTCATGCCCTACATCACGACCATCCATAAGGAGAAAGAACAATGGCAAGAATCTCAACTACTGAGGCCAATCAAGCGTTATCGACGACTGGATGGTCTTATGTTTCACTTCATACCGCTGATCCAGGAACAACTGGAGCTTCTGAAGTAACTGGCGGCACTTATGCTCGCGTTGCAGTTACTTGGAACTCGCCTTCAGGTGGATCAGTTTCAAATAGCGGAGCGCTTTCAATCAACCTCCCTGCATCAACAACTGCTTCTTACTTTGGTGTATGGAGCGCGACAACTGCTGGAACTTATTACATCGGTGGAGCGCTTTCTCCATCAGTAACAACTGGAGCATCTGCTGGTGTTATCACCATCGCTTCAGGTTCTCTTTCAGTAACCGCTTCCTAATTCCAAACTCTTAGGAGTCAATAATGGCAACTCCAGTAACGGCCTCGGCCAGCCTTGGCCTTACTGGGGTCGCAGCGGATGGATACAACTCGTATCAATACAACGCTGCAATAACTTACAATTACGCAACGCCCTATGAAGGCGATCCGTATCTTTCATTCCCTGTCAGCGCATCGGGTGCAATCACCCTCAGCGCCTCGGCATCTTGCTCATTCGCCTAT